GTCAAAGGCAAAGAGGTGCCAGGCACACACGGCATGTGCAAGGAAGAAGCCACCCCTTGGATCAGCCTGCGTTTTGACCGTGTAGAAAGCGAGGAATACGGACGCAGTTACGTTGAGCAATATTACGGCGACTTGCTTGCGCTTGAGAATCTGAGCCAAGCAATCTTGGAGTCGTCAGCTGCAGCAGCCAAGGCAATCTTCTTGGTCAACCCCAACGGCATGACCAGGCCACGCACCCTGGCTAACGCAGCCAATGGTGCAATCGTCCAAGGGTCAGCGTCAGATGTGACTGTCGTGCAAACCCAGAAGGGGGCCGACATGCAGATTGCTAACGCCACTATCGAGCGGATTGAGCAGCGGTTGCAGTACGCGTTCATGCTGCACACCGCTATTCAGCGACCGGGCGAACGTGTGACTGCGGAAGAGATCCGCTTTATGAGTCAAGAGTTAAACGCTGGCACAGCTGGCTTGTATTCCATCCTGACTCAAGAACTGCAACTGCCCCTAGTTCGGCGGCTGATGCACATCCTGCAGCGTCAACGCAAGCTGCCCCCGTTTCCAAAAGGGCAGGGCGGCAAGGCCTTGGTTAGTCCTAAGCCCGTCACTGGGCTTGAGGCAATTGGCCGCGGCGATGACAAGAACAAATTGATTGAGTTCATCACAACTGCGCAGCAAGTTCTTGGCCCAGAGATCATGGCTGAGTACATCAATGTCGACGAAGCGTTACGTCGGCTGGCTGCAAGCGGCAGCATTGATACAACAAACCTTGTTAAAACGCCCGAGCAGTTAGAGAATGAGCGCGCAGCTGCAGCGCAAGCACAACAAGAAGCTCAACAACAACAGATGTTGATGGAGGGCCTCAAGTCTGGCGCCGCTACGCAAGCAGCTAAAAACTACACACAACCAGGAGCACCCTATGGCCCGCAGTTCCAAGACGGCAACCCCGACGCCGGAACCCCAAACCAACTCCCCGACGGAGGCGCCGTCGCCGACGGAGGACAAGCAAGTTGAAGTCATCGACATAGCAGTTGATGAATCACAGGGACAGTCAGCATCAATGCCTGAAGTGACTGTCGACGACAAAGGCGTCATCCAAATTTCCTGAGACTTATGCCTGAACCCGTAGTTATCGCCAACGAACCGGCGCCAGCGATGGCGCCTGAAGATCAAGCAGCCCTTAGTGATAACGACAACGTCGAGATCCAGGGCGAAGAGCAACTGTTTGCCGGCAAATACAAAACTGTCGACGAGCTAGTCAAGGGCTACAAAGAACTTGAGAGCCAGCAAGGCAAAGCTGACAACGAGCCGGAGCAGGAGCTAGCTGAGAGCGAAGAGCAATCAGCTAAGGAGATCTACGGCGAAGTTATTGGTGGCCGCCTTGAAGAAGCTGGTATTGACTTTGGCGACATGTCTTCTCGGTACGCCGAGAGCGGCATGTTGCAGGACGATGACTATGGCGAGCTTGAAAAAGCTGGCTTCAGTCGCAGCATGGTCGACAATTACCTGGCCGGCTTGCAGTACAACGCCGCTCAAGACAGCGCACTCAACGCACAGCAGGTATCTCAAATTAAGACTGAGTTCGGTGGCACCGATCAGTACGACGAGATGACTACGTGGGCTGCAGAGAACATGGAGGCTGACGAGATCGCTGCGTTTAATCGCATTGTTCAAGGCAGTAACGACGGCGCACAAATTCGCCTTGCGATTGCTGGGCTTTACGCTCAGTACACAGCAAGCGAAGGTCGTGAGCCACAGCTGCTAGGCGGCAAGTCAAGCAGCAGTTCCGGCAGTAAGTTCGAGTCAACAGCTCAAGTGATTGAGGCGATGAATGACCCTCGTTACGCAAGCGACCCTGCCTATAGAAAAGCAGTAGAAAAGCAGCTAAGCCGCTCTGCTGTCTTTTAATTAGGTGGGCCGAGAGAGCCTGCCTCACACACATTGACCCTTGGCTTAAGTACCCAAGGGTTTTTTATTGGGCTGTTTACTGCTTACAATCTGTCTACCTAGACATTCATCTGGCGCACTGGCCCTCTGCGGAGGACACCCTGTGAGCTAAGAAGACTGGTCGGGTGCAACCCAATCTTTCTTTTAAGCCTCATGGCTAACTTCACAGCCTCACGGCTGGGTCTTGTCAACGCAACAGGCACCAGCTTCGACGCACTTTTCTTAAAAGTATTTTCAGGAGAGGTGCTTTCATCTTTCCGTAAGTCAACGGTGTTCGAAACTTTGCACACAGTTCGGACTATTAGTTCGGGCAAAAGTGCACAGTTTCCAATCATTGGTACTAGCTCAACTGCATACCACACACCGGGCACGCAGCTGACAGGCAATGCCATCAAGCATGCCGAGGCAACTGTGCTTATCGATGACAAGCTGGTTAGCAATGTCTTTGTTGCTGACATTGATGAGGCCAAGAACCATTACGACGTTCGCAGCCAATACTCAACTCAGATGGGCAACGCCCTGGCCTATACGTTCGACAAGAACGTGGCAGCCATGGTGGCCAAGGCTGCTCGCACCGGCACCAACTTCAACACTGACCTGCCAGGCGGTACTCAGATCAACATCAGTGCTGCTTCAAACGCAAAGGCAAACATCACTGGTGCTCAGCTAGCAACTGCTCTGTTCTCTGCAGCTCAGAAGCTAGACGAGAATGACGTACCCCCTGATTCGAGAGTCGCCGTATTAGCGCCTCGCGAATACTACAAATTGGTACAAGAGACCAATGTAATCAACCGCGATTGGGGCGGCCAAGGTGCATACGGAGACGGCAAAGTCTTCCGTGTTGCTGGCATTGACATTGTCATGTCTAACCACCTGCCTACCAGCAACCGCTCTGCTGCTACTGGGGAGAACAACTCTTACGCAGCAAACTTCACTAACAATGTTGGCCTTGTCTTTAACAAGCAAGCCGTCGGCACTGTGAAGTTGATGGACCTGAAGATGGAGCAAACCGGACAAGACGTCCATGCTCTTTACCAAGGTACATTCATGGTTGGATCCATGGCACTAGGCACCGGAATCCTCCGTCCTGATTGTGCAATTGAGATTACATTCTCTTGATGCAGTGGGGGCTTCGGCCCCCTCTTTTCTTTGCTAATTAACAATGGCACTAGCCCGCACCACATTCCTGGAAGCAGTGAACCGCGTCCTGCAAATGATGGGCGAGGCGCCGGTCAACAGTCTTACGGGTCAGTTTCCTACTGCCAAGCAAGCGCAAGACACAATCAACGACGTGAGTCGCAAGCTGCAGTCAGAGGGCTGGTCGTTCAACACCACATTGCAGCAAGCATTGCCACGCAACACAGGCAACGAGATTGATATGGGTCCAAGTGTTAGCCGTGTTGTGGTTGACCCACTGATCTACCCCGACGTTGATGTCACCATGCGCGGCGGCAGGCTGTATGACAGGAAGGCTGGCAAGTTCACATTCACCGAAGATCTCAAAGGTGACGTGACTGCGTTGCTGGATTGGGACGATCTTCCTGAGCACGCCCACCACTACATCACAATTAAGGCAGGGCGCCAGCTGCAAGAAGCCTTGCTGGGCAGCGCCGACTTGACCAAGATCAACCTAACGATGGAGGCAGAGGCGAAGAGCATTTTCCTGGAGGAAGAGACGACACGCAGCGAACACAATTTCCTGCGTGGCAACCCCAACCGCACCAGCGTGCTCAACACCTACATGCCTAGTCGTGCCCTGCAGCGCTTCTAGTTATGCCACTTGTCAGCAGCTCAATCCCCAACCTCATTAATGGGGTCAGCCAACAGCCGGCTGCGCTGCGATTGGCATCGCAAGCAGAGCAAGTTATTAACTGCATGCCAAGCCCAGTCGAAGGGCTGAAGAAGCGACCAGCGTCAGATCATGTCGCCAAGTTGTTTACTGGCTCAGTTGCAAACAGCCCGCCGTACTGCCACATCGTTGACCGTGACGGCAGCATCCAGCACCTGCTCGTAATCCGTGACGGATCTATCAAGGTCTTTGCTTTAGACGGCACTGAGCGCACAGTTGCTACGCCTAACGGCACTGCCTACCTAGACGTCACAGGCAATCCGTCAGAGCAGTTCCGGTTGGCGTCAATTGCTGACACCACGTTCATCGTTAACCGCGAAAAGACGGTTGCCATGGACACGTCGAACTTGTCGACGAACTGGGGCACGAAGGGAATGATCTTCGTTAAGGCTGCCAACTACTCAACGACCTACAGCGTCACAGTTGCTGGCGTCACAAAGACGCATGCCACTAGCGCAACGGGAGCGCTGAGCACAATTGCAATTGCAACAGCTCTGCAAAATTCTCTAGCGGGCGACAGCAATCTCAACGCTTTTACATTTACGCAAAACGATTTTGTTATTCGCGTAACTAAGAACGACGGGTCTGACTACGCCATGTCTGCAAGCGACACGCGCAGCAGCACAGACATTAGCGTCATCAAGGGCACTGTCTCTGCGATCAACGAACTGCCTGCATCAGCAGAGCACGGGTTCAAGGTCAGAGTGCAGGGCTCTGCTTCTACAAGTTTTGACGATTACTACGTTGAGTTCGAAGCCAACGCTGGCAGTGGGTTTGGTCCTGGGGTGTGGCGGGAAACTGTTGCATCAAACATCCAGTATCAATTTGACCGGGCCACCATGCCGCATGTGCTGGTGCGGGCTGCTAACAACACATTTACTTTTCAGCAATTTGCGTGGTCAGGACGCATTGCAGGCGACTTAGTTTCAGCGCCTAACCCAACGTTTGTTGGCAGTCAGATAAAAAACGTCAACGTGTTTCGCAACCGCCTTGTCTTTCTGGCGGACGAAAACGTCATCATGTCGGCCGCTGATAACTACGACAGATTTTTCCCAGAGACTGTGCAAACTGTTGTCGACAGCGACCCGATTGACCTGACGTCTGGCGGCACGTCAATCAACTTCCTAACTAGCAGCCTGGCGTTTGCCAACACGCTGTTGTTGTTTAGTGCTCACGGCCAGTTCAGGCTTGACACTGGCGCAACCACAGTGGGCACAGCACTTACGCCAAGGACTGCAACTGTCACAGCGATCACAACCTTTGACCAATTGCAGACAGTTGATCCAGTTGGCGTTGGACGAACTGTTTACTTAGCCATTCCAAAAGGCACATCCAACACTGGGCTGCGCGAGTTCTTTCTGCCTGACGCATCTGGTCCTGTGCCGCTATCAGAGGAGGTATCGACGCCAGTGCCTAGGTTTGTGCCAGGCAATTTGATTTCAATATCTGCGTCAGTTTCTGAAGAGGCGTTGGCAATGGTCAGCTCTGATCAATACCAACGGCTGTACCTATACAAGTTTTTCTTTCAGGATGACAACAAGCTGCAGTCAGCTTGGGGTTATTGGGAGATCAATGCCGGTGGCAAGATTGTTGGCACTGCTGTACTTGACAGCGATTTGTACCAAGTAATTGAGTACAGCGACGGCGTCTATTTACAGAAGACATCGCTGCGTCCAGAGAACGTAGACAACACAGCAGAGTTTGAGGTGCTGCTCGATCGCAAAACAACAGAGGCAAGCTGCAGTATTGCCGTCAACAATGCTGGCGGTCTTGGCGTGACGTCGACAATCACATTGCCGTACCCAATTGCAACTGCCAGCAAGACAGTGCTGGTTGGCCGCAAGGCGACAAGCAACACGATCGCTCATGGCCTGGTGCTTGAGCCAACAGCAGAAAGCCTGGCTGGTGGGGCCGGCGGCAACGGCACAATTACTGTGCGCGGCGACCTGTCTAACGCCAAGTTTTTTGTAGGTGAAACCTACGAAATGCTGTACGAGTTCTCGACGCCATACGTCAAAGAAGAGCCACCGGGTGGTGGTGTGTCTGTGGCTGCAGGCCCGCGGCTACAACTCCGCACATGGACTGTGGTTTTTGATGACACGTCTACTTTTGAACTTCGTATTACGCCGCAGGGCCGTCCGGCAAACAAGTTTCCATTCAACGGAATAACAACAGGTAGCGGCAACCCAGTGCTGGGCAGCGCTTCACTGTCAACCAGCAGCTTCCGTGCGCCAGTGATGGCGAGAAACATAGACACTAAGATTGAGATATTCAGCGACAGTCCGATGCCATGCCGCATGCAATCAGCAGAGTGGGAGGGCTGGTTGCAGAACAGGGCACCGAGAATTTAGGCGAGGCGCATCAGCGAGCTACTCGCCCATCTGACTTGCGGTACCTGGCAGACAACATGCGCGCCAATGACGTGGCAGAAGTTATGGCGTGTTCTGGCTGCACGCCTGACCAGATGCTGCTTCATTGCTTTCTACACAGCGTGCCGTGCCGGACGATGGTCAGCAGGCATGGCCACGTCATGGGTATGTGGGGCGTCGTACCTGAAGCGAATGGTGGCAGGGTGTGGATGCTGGGCACAGAAGGCATGGTCGACGACAAGCGTGACCGGCGAACCTTTCTGCGAAAATCAAAAGAGCAATTGCAGAAATTGTTTAGTGACTACAGCGTGCTGTTCAATGTGGTCGATGCCCGCAATACTGTTCACATCCGCTGGATAAAGCACATGGGTTTTACCTTTGTCGCTGAACACGCAGAATGGGGACCAGAAAAGCGG